CCTTTTAATTGGTTCATAACCTGCACGGTTATACTAGCTATATCCTCACGGGATACTACTAGCTTTTCCGCCTCAATACTCGGCGGTTCTATATCATCGGGTATGTCGGCACCCGTAGACCGCATATTTATTTCGTTGGCTAATTCCATAGCACTAGACATAGCATCAACCGATAAGCCCACTTGTTCTATTAGTGACTTAACGTAATCAAGCTCGTCTATAAGCTCCTGTTGGCTGATTGGTTTCTTAGCGTTTATCACCTCATCTTCATCTTCTTCAATAATTAGAGATTCATTAATGAAAAAGAGCTTACCGATTATATCTTCCTTAATCTTAAAACTTTTATGGTCATCTACCCATGCCTGGGCGCTGGCCATTGTCCATCCCTCAGACTTCTTAAACATAAAGCTGATATTCTTCTTGCACTCCCCGCAATACTTGGCACTAATGCCCTTGTCTTTGTCTATTTGAATAGTGCGTATGCGGTGGTCTTTGTGCTTACCCGCCTCGCCCTTAACTGGTATGTGTATCCATTCATCGGTTTCCTCGGGCTTGGTGACTAACTTCACAAACTCTTTGTCAGTATCACTGGATAATTTAACCGCTTCCTTTAATACAACCGCCTCGGTATCACTGACCTCATTTTCAAGCTCATTCAATAGTATATCCACCACGGGGTCGTTTACGCCCTTACTACGCAAGCCCTGTATGGCCTCACGGTTACTGGGCACCACTACCTGGCTAACCTCTAACAATTCCACTTCGGTATATTTGCGGTTATGCCATTCACTTTCTGCCTTCTCGTCTATCTTTTCCCACTTAATCGGGATAAACCCTACGCTAAAGGCTGCCATACCCTTCTTAGCCAGATTAAAGCCCCAGTCCGCTTGCTCATTACCCTCGTTTATATAGTATTTGAGGCTCTTGGCCATCAACCCATCATTGGTAGCCTTAAGGGATTCAAACTCACCTATCTGGCTAGTCAAGTCCATATAGTTGTGCGAACTTAACAGGATTGGCCGCTTCATAAACTCCTTAAGCGATTTCTTAAAAGCAAACGGTTCTATAATCTCACCATCACGGTCAGTAGCACCCGTGCTCATCGGTATGACCATACTAATGCGCCCCTCGTCCTCCACTTCCTTGACTTCTACCCTGAAAGTCTTATTTACCCTGGCTTTTAAGTCATTCATTAGTGACCTCCATTATTCAACTACTGGTATCCACGTACATCGGCATTGTACGTGTACAGGTATCATCCCGTGGCTCTCACGTACAGGGTAAACCTGCTCGTGATAACCCATACATTCAGCACAGGTACGCTCATCTAAGGCAGCATAAAATTCAACCTCTGTTATGCCTTCCTTTTCATAGCCCTGTAGCGAACCCTCATTGCTGGCTGCTATAACCTCGGTGCGTGCTACCAGTGTAGCCCGCCTCTCGTAACCGTTAGTGTAATATTGGCTGATGCGATGCTTAAGTTGGAATATACTCTCGCCTTCCTCAAAGCCAGTGGCCAATGCCTTGCGTAACTCCTCATATGTCGTGCCATTAACCAGCTTGGCTAGACTAAGGGAACGGGTCTTTATCCACTCTAATGCAAACTCGTCTATTAGTCCTTGTTTGATTCTGGACACTGTAAATCGCTTACCACCCATTACAGCCTCTAGCGCATCGGTAAACACCTGTGTTATTACTGGCGTAAATGCCTCATTGAATATATCTATATAGCGGGATTCCTCAAACGCTTGGTCTAGGTTACCCAGCATCTCAAAGTTATTGGCTACTAGACTAGCTTGCTTATCCCATACCCGTTTAAATACCCGCTTAAATAATAGTTCGTCTACATCGGCCTTGTTAGCATAAACCCGCCACATTAATTCTTTCTGGTCAGCATTTATGCCTTTATGCTTAAGCGCCTTAGATGGGCTGGGCATAATATTCATCGGGGTTACAAACGTCTCGCCACTCTCAGGCTCAGCTTGATAACCCAGCTTAACCCTAGCCTCCTCACGGGTAACTATACCCGCCGGCACCAGCTTGGTCATCTCGTCTACCACGGCCTCCCTGTTCTCTGGTACCGGGTCGTCATAAGTAAATATCAACTGGTCGTCAAATAACGGGACTAATTGCTCGTTGAAAGCCTCCCGTATGCGGGTTAGCGCAGGGCGTAACACGTGCTTGGCATAGTTATACTCATCAGCCTCTACCCGTGCCCTGCTACCGACACCTTCAAGCCCCATCATACTGTGCGGTATGCGATAAGCCCCTAATATAGCCTCACGGGTCATTTTGCGTTGCCGCCATAGCTCCAAATCTCTATTGGTAAGCGATAATACGCTGGCCTTGGCACCACCCCACAGAAAACCAGTCTTACGGGCATTGCGCCAACCTTGATGTATCTCCGCCCACTCTTTGCGGATTTTAGTCCGCTCAGGTGCGCTTGGTACATCGGGATACTCTATCATCATTGATGGCGTGGCATCATTGTAAAATAACCGTTGCTGATAGCGCCCACTATACCGTTCTATATCCAAGTCCACAGCTATTGACTGCGCTGTGCCGAGACCACGATAGGTATTTATCGGGTTAGGTGAGAATATATGTATCACCTCTGGGACCTCTAACCGTAATCGTGCACCGCCCCGCCTGTATTCGTAATGGCTGATATAGGTATCAGGGCTAGGGATTATGTGCATAAACTGTGGTGGTGCTGTCCACATCTCGGCGGGTGTGCCCAACCCATTAAAATTAAGCACTATAAATGCCTCGCCCACCAAACCGAGATACATCTGTATCAGTTCAAGAAATTGGTATTTAGTTTGGAATGGATTAACCGACCGCCACATATCCAGTAACGGATGGCTATCTATCTCCTCATTCTCAGCACCCCTTTTATACAAGTGCCAATCTACCTCAGCCACATCACCAGCTATCAGGCTAACAGCACCAAACAACCAACCTATTTGCCCATAGGCAGTTAGATATTGCTGGTAATTCCAATCAGGCGGTATCTCCATTTGTGAGATGGCCGCACCTTGGCCGCCTAATCGGTATCTAATATTTTTCTTTGCCCAATCAAGCCAACTCAAAGATTATCCTCCTGCTGGCCATATCACTCATTATGTAGCGCTCTGCATCCATTAAGTGGTACCGTTCTTTATTTTCTATAATTTCAGTTGGTTGCTGGTTATTATCTAACTTGCGCCGATAGTCAGCCTTTTCCGCTAGATATTGCCGGCACGTATTGAAAACCTTTATTCTATCGTCACTATGGAAGCCGAAGACCTTATCTATGCCAATCTCCACGTCTGATTCTTTCGGCTTCTGTACCCACCAGTCGCCTTCTCTAAAATCACGCCGCCATTGCTCTTCACTACCAGCGCCACCCACGCAGCGACTTATAGTCTCACCTTTGCTTAAACCCTTCAGGTCTATAGCGTGCCCTCGGGTGCTCTTACCACCAGTAAGATATTCACGGTATAAGTAATAATCCTGGGTATTCGGTTTGCGGGCATACCACAGTGCCGCAGTATTAACACCGCCAAAGTCCATACCTACAAAGCGGGGCCATCGCTTGGGTATCTTAAACGGTTCCACAACGCACTTAACATCGTCAAAGTTGTGGTATATCATTCCCTCTGGCCGCTCAAATTCAGCGTTATACATCATATTAAAGCGGTGCCGTTGTAAGGCATTAACCCCATCCCGTAGCTCGTAATATACGTGCTTTGGGAAGGCTGGATTATCTATGCTTCGCCACTTCTCTACGTGTATATAATTGCCTTCAGCCTTATCGGCTATTTCGGTCTTTAGCCAACCCCGGTTGTAAGGCGTGGTAGCTATGAAAACTTGCCCGTCGTAGAACGATACCCTTTGTAGTGCCGTCTGGTAGGCAGTAAGGCTCATCATCCCGCCCTCATCCAGTGCATAACCCTTAAGAGCCGCACCCTGTAAGGTATCTGGATGGTCAGCGCTCCCTAGATATATCTGCCCCAGCGTGGTGTAAAGGATACGTGATTGGGATTTATAATCCACGTATATCTGCATCATCTTACACCAGTCTAATATGCTAGGGCGCAAGGGGTCGGGGCTATTAAGGATTATCTTATCCAGCATAGGGTAAGTAGGCTCAGCTAATCCCCAACCGTAACCCTTAAAAGCATTCATACGCAGATAAAGCCACCAGTAGATAAGACTAGTTTTGCCACCACCCGTACCAGCTATAGCTGCTAGTGTGCGGGCACGGTAGTCACCCAGTAGTCGGCTTTGCTCTACCGTAGCCGCAAAGGTATAGCTATCAGGCACCGTCCTTGTGGCCGTTACCATCAATATATACCTCCTCGCCCAATCCATTACGTGGTGAGATTATCGGCGTGCCATCAGCCAGTATTAAATTGATTTCCCGCGGGAATAGGACACCGCCATCAGCACCCGACACTCTGGTAGGCGCCTCGGTGCCCAGTATCTTGCTTAACTGCCTTTCGGTATTTATTATTACATTCATATATTGCGTTTTGAGTGTAGATATCTTCTTAACATTTCCACAATCTTCCCAAGCCTGTCGCAATAGTTCGAGTAATCGTGCTACCTGCTGGGCACGAGCCTTATCTAAACTTCTATCAGATTGCGCTTCCCATTTTGATAAGCACGCTTTAACATCTCTATACACCGTTACGTGTGTAACTCTATCCACACCATATAATTTATATTTAATAAGTCCGTAATCTCGCAGATGTTCTGCTATTTCACGCATAGGAAGACCACGTAGAAATAACCGCCCCACTATCTCACGGCGTTTAATTGTTAAACCTTTTGGCACTCGGCCAGCCATTACGTTATCTCCTCGTTATTATTTATGGGAATAACAAAAGCGGGCATATTACAGCCCGCCTAAAATACAGAGACCGCTGGAAGCATAACCAGCGGTCTGAGTAAAGAAAGGAGGGAACCAGACTGATTTTAGAGTGCGGAATACCCGCACGCTATTATTGTATTTCATATCTAGAAGTTTGTCAAGTGGTCATTTCAAATGACGCAATTTAGCGTTTTGCGTTGTTTGTATACCACTTAATATCAGAATGAGGTGGATACATATATTACCTCCTATGATTTATAAATTCATTGTAAGACCGCTTCTTACGCCGCCATCCACTAATGTATCTAATAACGCCATCTACCCTACGCTCCACTCTGTCTACTGGCCACCTCTTATGATAAGCAAGCGTTCCTGAATCAATGCCTTTTGCGTATCTATCACAGGCTAATCGCCCGTCATCACCACATAGACCAATACGATAAGTAACCTCGGCGGACATAACAGCAGGCGTTTCA